ACTTAGCAATAGATCTCTATCGTCAGCACCTAGTGCTGTTGAAAAACCTGCAAATAAAGCAATGATGTCTCTGTCTTTCTTTCGAGCCATTGCGTCACCCATCTGGCGACCAATGATTCTAAATACATCTTCGTTATTTTGTTGTACCAAAGTATCAGTTATGATTACTTTTAGACCTACTTCAGCTGTTGTGGCTGTAACTGTGGAGACATCAATGTCCTCACTATCAACCATATCAACACCCTCTACTAAATCCTCAGCATCCATCTGTCCTACTTTTGGAATTGTTAATTGAAACTCACCTTTGCCTAGATTAAACTTTTCAACCAAACCTGCCATAGGTGCGTTATGCTCTTCTGTGTATCTAGCAGCAGCGAGCATTATTCTCGACATATTCTGTAAATTGCCAGAAGTCGATGTTTGTGTATTTCCTGCCATTTTATTTTACCTCAAGGCTATATTAGCCAAATATAGACAATCCCAACTTTTTAGCAGCTGTTCTTGCCATGTCTGTTGTTACTGCAGGATCTCCTGCATTGTATCTATCGATAACATCCTCAGAGTTTGTAGGTGCAACATCAGCAGCTGGAGACGCACCAGTCATTTGTTGTCCAGGTGTATTTGCTTGAATAGATTTTTCTAGTTTAGCAATCCTAGACAATGCCTTAGCATGTCTTTCCATAGCAACAGGATCAGTAAAATCTTGTAACTCTGTGTATGGTACTTGGTGTTGTGATGCCAATTCATACGCTTTAGCAAGTTGTGTTCTAGAATTTAATTCTTGTTCAATTTGCTTCTGCCGAGATACAACATTATCTGCTTGAACTTTAGCTAAGTAAGCTTCTTTCATAGCATATGCTTGTTGATTAGCAGTTTCCCTAGCAGTTTGCTCATCAAAACCTTTACTAATGTATTGTTGAGTTAACTGTTGAGTGTAAGCAGCAACCTCAGAATCTAAATTTCTTTGATTTGTTTGTTGCTCTGCTAATGCCCTCGCTTCTTGTTCCTGTTTTAATTGAGCTTTCATTTCTGCTATTTGTTTATCTGTAGCCGATTGAAACTTTCTCAACTCTTCTTCTGCTGTAGGTTTTTTTTCTACATTTTCTGAAGACTGGGTTTGAGGCTCGGATTGAGGAGTAACCTCGATAGACGAATTATCTGTTTCTTTTAAATCCTGAGTAGTTTCTGCAACCTGCTCTGTAGGAGTTTCCTCTTTAGCTGGTGCTTGCGTTTCATCAAGACTCAAAGGAACATCAGTAACTTCCACCTGAGATTCCTGTCCTGGATCATTTTGCTCTGTAACCATAATATTTTTTCTCCAAACCACGTCACCTGGTTTAGATAACGTAATCTATTTATTTAGAATTAATATAAATAATAAACTAAGATACACTACTTTGGCAAGAGATATTATCTTAGATTT